CAAATGTAGATGCTGTAAATCCTACTTTCATATCAATCTCCAAAATCAAACAAACTAGAGAATGTAGTGTGTGATTTAGTATCTTCTAATGGATAATCCAACACACCAATCAAGTTGTCTAGTTTGTTGTCAATAATAGTTTCTGCCATTGCTGCATCATCAAACGGAAGTTCCTTGAACCATTCAGGCATACGTAGCTCGTCTGTCGGGTAAGCAACACTTGTATAGCCTAGGGGGTTCTGTTTTAATTTACAAACAATAACTTTCATACCATCAACAATCTCTTGCGAGTACTTGTCGCCGTTCATACGCTTGAGCGTGTTCCAGTTAAGACTTGCTCGAACGTGACCGGGCATGTTTGCTTTGCCTTGCTTTTCTTCCAAGCGTCTGTAGTGTCCTACTTTGTTTGCACGTTTGGGAGAACCTTTCTCCCAGCCTGGTCTTGCACTGAACTCCTTACGGAACTCTGTAATACGTTGAAGTACGTCTTCTTGCGGAACATCTGTTAATACCATAAGCAATAGTTCTTTTAAGAAATCCTGCATGAACACAGGAGTGTCTGATCTACGCAAGTCTAAGCCCATTGCTTTTACTTTGCCGGGCTTACCGTCTGTGTCTGCTCTAAATCCTTCTAAGTCAGTTACTAGTGCTGCGTAACGCTTTTTAGTAATGTATAACCCACTTCGTGCTACAATTTCACGACCTGCTGCAATAACATCTGAACGAGTCTTTGGACAATGGAACGCCTTTGCCATAAAGTCTGGAAACGTTGTGTTTGCCTGTTCACAGATTTGATCATACAATGAAATTGCCTTTTCAGGTGTCCATTCTAACTTTCCACTTTCAACATCATCTTTTATCAATGGCCAAGCACTAAAGTACACCGAGTCAGTGTCGCCATAAATAACAGCTTTACCTACGTGATCATATTCGCCTGCAATACAGTTGTTAACTTCTGCGCTCATATGCTTAACAATCTGCCTACCAGTTAGTGTAGTACTTTGGCCAATACGCTTATCGAAGAATCTACAACCAGGATTCAAAATAGCACCATACAAACTGTTCAAATTAATCTTTTTAACTAGCTGACGTTTATCCCAATATTCAGTTTCAGTTTTATTTCCTGCTTCTTTTGCTTTTTTAAGCATCTTCTGCATGTCTTTACGTTCAGCATACCAACGCTTTAGGATACCTGGAATAACACCTTCAAACTCTGTTGTAAAGATTGTGCCGTTAGCACTGAGCATCCACGGCATATGATTGTCAAAAATTAGTTGATAAATCTCTGCACCACTTAGCACATCTGAACGACCATCTTCCCAATCAATTGTAAGTGCAATATCTTTACGTTGATCCATAACTGCTTCGTATTCTTCTGTACTAAAGCGTCCTTCCCAACTACCTGCAAAGCTTTTTTTCTTAAGAGTCATATCTTCATGCACACGAGCATCACTGATCTCAGAACGGATATGTCCAATGATAGTTTCCGGAGCCATGTTCAACGCACGAATTACTGAAGGATACAGTGAGTTCAAGTCCATTGACGCTACCCACTTGTGCAAGCCTTTCTTAGGAAACGCAACATACGCACCTGCTGCCTGTGTGTTCTCTGTATCATCACGCTTTCTACGATTAGGAACTTGTAATCCTCTATGATGTGCTTCGTTAATAATGCCTTGCTCTGTAACAGCAACAGCACCCATAGTAGTCTGTAGGAGAACAGTGTTCTCGTGTGCAACAGTATTACTAAGATCAATAAAACGTAGCTTCTTGTCTAGTTTGTCTAGTAGTGCAGTATCCTGAATATTATATTCAATAAACTTACGGAAGTCATTGTTGTAAAGCTGATCCAGTGTTCCTTCATACGGAACTTTGTTTTCACCTACTTCTATCTCACCAATAGCATCCAGTCGATATGTATGACGTTCTTCATATGTGTATTTGCGATACAGTTCTAATGAGTCGAGATGCACACGGCCTACTAAGTCAAACGTAACAGCTTGTTTCCCGTACTTTTCGTATTCACGTTTCTTAGGCAACTGCCCCCACAAACAGAATCGGCGTGTATCGTCTTTACTCAATATACGCATAGTTCTATTTACAGTGTATGGAATATCATAACCTTCACTGTTCCATCCACTTAAGATATCACTATCTTCAATTAGTGTCAAGAACGTGTCAATCATGTCACCTTCACGTTCAAACAGCATTACATTGTCAATGCCTTCAAGTGTTTTCTTAGCTTCATCCATTGTAAGTGTCTTAGGCGGAACTGCTAGGCAAATCATTGTTTCTAGCCACTGTAAATAAACAGAGATAGATGTAATAGGCATAAACGGATCACTTGGATCAGCGAAGCCTTTCTCCGGGTCAAAGTCCGTCTCAATATCGAAGAACGCAATGTTTAGTTTAGGAGCATCTTGGTTGAGATAGTTCTCACTTAGACATTGGAAGATTGGATTGATATCACTTTCAAATAAATTTTTGCCTTTGTTAATAGCAACTTCTTTTCGGAAGTCCTTTGTGTTCTTACACACAATACGACTTAACGGATCGCCATAAACACTCTTATATTTTCCTTTAGGATCTTCATAATAAAACGTATATTTTGCAGGGTATTCTGTAAAATGTCTTTTGCCGTCTCGTCGTTCTACAACACGGATAATATCTTGGTCGCGATCAAACATCGCATCTACGTATGGCATTCACTTCTCCTTGTTGCTTTTGGCCAACTAACCTTCATACCTGCTTGTAAAGTAAGCGACTCTTTATAACTCATTTATTTACGATTTATCTGCACCAACTGTAGCAACAATGGTTTCGAGATCTTCAAATTCGTCTTGATGTTTATCCCAATCGCCTTTTTGTGCAACTTTAATTGCTTTATTAATTAGGCTTGGTTTTACATTTAGTTCTTCTGCTACTGCTTTAACAGTATCTTTAAGTCCTGCATTTAGATCTTCAATCTCTTGTAGTACTGTTACACCTTCGCGAACAAGGCGCTCTAGCTTTGCTTTTTCTTCCTGGCCATAAGTACGGTCACTCATAATAGTTCTCCTGTGTGAGTTATAATTTTAAATTAAGTATATAATGTATTTAGGTAGATGTCAAGTAGAAAATACTTTTTTATTATCGAAAGCACGAGCCCATCCAAAGAATTGTGCCTTATAATCCGAATGGTCGTCGCTTGATAGATTAATCCATTCGTCTTTGCGCTGCCATAGTTTGATAGCGCCTTCATACCAATCGGTATTATCAATAATATTTTCGAGACGTTCTTTTGCATCGTATGCTTCTTCTACACTATCAAAGTCTTGTTCGATGTGTATTACTTCCATTACAATGTCGTGTGTTACATAGTCTAATGAAAAGTCAATACCCCATTTAGGTTTTATATTAAGAAGTTTTTGCAGTATAGGACGATTTTGGCACACTTCTTTTAATTGTTCTCTAGCTTCGCCTGCAAATGCATAACGTGTTAGTAGCATACAATGGTCTAGTACTAAATGATGTTCGCTTGCTTCCATATCGTAATACCACTCTTGTACTGGAGCAATATGAAATTGTATTTTTCTATTAAGTTCTACGCCATTTGCTTCATAGTGTAAATGTTCTAAAGGTGTCGGAACCTCATAACCATCTTTGTCAAAGTCTTTGAAAGGTAGTGTTTCAACTAAACTTCTCTCTATAGGGTGTGTAAGATAGGGATTATTAGTAAATTCTGGGTTAAGATTTATTAATTGCATTTAATGCATCCCAAAGTCTTGCTTTAATGTCTTCATTAGTATTTGATTGCTCTACAGACTCTGTTTCTGCTTCTAAACGTTTTAATAATGTCATTACACGCTGAGTTTCTTGCGGATCCATCGCCATCAGTCTTTGAAATGCTTGGGCCATTGACGCTTGTTGTGTTCTTAATGTAATTTCTTTTCCTGCTTTTACATTATTAACAGCTTGAGCAAATAACGTTGGATTAGTAACACCTATCATTTTACCTAGCTGTTGTCCTGATACACCGCCTTTAAGTTTTTTTGATGTTTGACCCTGAGACTTTTTTTTGCCTTGGGGGTTATCTGCTTTAGAATCTCCTCCAAACGCACCGGTAGTATTATAATTATCAAAGCCTTGTTGTATAGCATCGTATGGACCTTCATCGAGGTCACCTTCTCCTACTAATTTATCTTTTAGTGGATGCTTAGTTCTACCCGGTTCTGCACTAGGCATAGCGTCTTTGCCTTTGGCTTGTCCTGCTGAACCCATCTTTTGTTTTTCGTCTATACGAATGCCAGCAAGTGCAGCAAAGTCTGCTACATTATCAATACCTAAGGGCATACTACCTTGTGGAACATCCACACTTTCAGCTACATAATCTTTAGTTGAAGGAACATCTGCTCCGCCACCGTTTGCTTGTGCTGCTAACTTGCGTAAGTCTTCAGCAGGGTTACTGGGATCCATTTCAAATAGTTTGTGTTGTAGTGCGTTAAAATCCATTTTATATCCTTTTAGCATCCATTAGTTTTAATGCTTCATCTATATATAGTGCAAGTTCAAAGTCTAGCTGTGTAAGTCCGCCGACATCGTGTGTATATACCATCATAGTAACTTCATTATAAAAGAAACCTATGTCAGCAAAGTGATCTAATTTGATTTGCGGTTTTTCAATAACCATAAAAAAACGCAGCGCCTGATTGTAATCATCGAACGCTACCTTTTTGTATAGATACTTGCCTTTGCGAATTTCCCAGTCTGGAGCAAACTTTTTACGAATCGGTTCGGCTTGATCTATACTTAACTTTTTCATTTTATTTTTTAATTTTTTCAGATAGTTTATGACGCAGGTGTGACTTATACTCGTCTTTTGCGCTTTCGGCGTGCATTGCTGCCATATGCTTCTTGTACTTCTTAGTACCTTTTTTGTGCGGGCTCTTGCCTTCACTAACAGCATTACAGTTACAGTGTTCGCAACTTGGTTTGCAAGTACAGTCTTCTGCTTTTACATCTGAACCGCAGCACTTGTCTGAACAGTGTGTGTCGCGAGCTTCAGTTACTTCTGTTTCTCCGAACTTCATATCATAATCTAAACTATGATACACTGATCCAATGTAGTCTGCTGCTTTTGTGATTTTAGATTGTTGCCATCCTTCTATACCTTCAGCTTCTGTAACCTGCTTTAGCATATCGTGCAACTTAATTGCATATTTGGCAATTTTATATAGGTCGGCACGTGCCATTTGTACTTCATGATCACGTTCTGCCATATCGGCAAGTTCGCCTAGACCTTCTTGAACTTTTTTATTAGACATTGATTAACTCCATAATACGTATTATAGTGTATTTATGCCTTTTTCTTTTTTGCTTTAGATT